TCAGGTTTAAACTGTGAATCCCATTCTTTGAAAGCATCAAAACATAGTTCTGCTGCCTTTATTTGGTTCTTTGAATAATCGTCTAAACTAGTCTTTTCTTCTTTAATGAAATTCTCACATAGTAAATGTGCTAATGTTCCAATTTCTGCTGCCTCATTCATTACTTTTGTTGGATCATTACCTTGCATTCCCTGGGATCTAGCCCAATTAACTAATATTTGTTTATTCCATCCGAGGTGTGCATTAATTAATGTTGTAACACTCTTAACTCTCTGTCCATCGCTTGTTTTGTATGCTGTATGTGCTTTAGTCTTCATAAAACTCCTTTATCATTATTTGTGAAATTTTTCTTGCTTTCTTTATATATAGATCATCTGATTTTTCTATTAAGTCTCTTATGAGTTTAGCTACACTTCTTTTATTATAATCACTTGCTATCCTCAATGTGTGATATGTATCAGGATACAATCTAATCCTATGCTTTGCAGATAATGCTTTATTTTTATGCCTTTGATTAAAATTAGGTTTTAGTTTTTTAATTAATTTATATTCTAATTGCTTTGCTTTATCTACACTTAAATATCTAACCTTAACATAACTCCACGATAATTCGTGTTTTAATAATCTATCAAATATATTTTTAGAATATCCTATGTATTTTAAATCTTTTCTACCTGTATACATAGCATAAACACCGGATGATCTTTTAATATGATCTATATCTCTTTCAGTATACCAGTTCATTTACCCCAGATCTCTCGTTTGACAAGCAAAGAAATAATTGCATAGTTTGCTAGGTCTATATAAGAGTCTTCAAGTGGTTCAAACTCTACTTCATCATCATTAAAATCTTTCTTTAAAATATTTTGTATTCTTTGAATTTTATCATTCATTCTAAACCATACACCTAATAAAGCCATTTTACGATCCTTTTCATCAGTCATATCTCCCCCCAATGAAATATTGTCTGGACCATACATTGCTTGTTTTGATAAAAAAATGCTAAATAGTGTATTAGTTACTTTTTCAAAATTTTCAACTGTTATTGGTAAGTCTTCTTTTACTTTTTTTATTTTATCCATCAGTCTATGCTTATTGTGTTTGCTCGTATAAAATCTATAAATTTTTCTAATGACTCTTCAGTAAAACAATAATATCTTCTACCTCTATCTCTTCTAGTCATTAATATATCAGAGTTTGTTTGTAAAAACCATTTTGGTAGATCTCTTCTCCTCTTGCATTGAATAATAAACTTTTTCCTTTTAAAAGACATTCTTAAATCACAATCAGTAGCTTCGCCTAAAGAGCGCCCATCTGATGAGAACGCTCTTTCGACTTTTGGAGAAAACTCTGTAAAAACATCTTCCAATGCTTTTACAGATTCATATTCAAACTGATTACCTTTTCTCTTGGATTTACTCGTCATCTGTTGCACCAAACAACTCTTCTACTTGTTGGTGTAATAAATTAGTCTCTAATTTACTTAAAACAGATAAAACCACCTTGGATCTACTTAACAACTCTTCTTCAGTAAAGCTGCCTGGAGCAATGCTCCATCCTGCAACTTTAACTGCTACACCAGCAACAATAGATGCTTCTCTTTGAGAAAAAGTTCTAGTGTCGTTTGATGTTGTAGAATTGTTGGTGGTGGTAGTAGTGGTGGCAGTAGTAGTAGGTGTATCTCCTGCAACTCTTTCCACTTTATGGTAAACACCTTTAGAATTTTCGTGTTTAACTTTACCGAACTTAAATGCCTCATCTCTTTTTAAACTATCAAAAATTAATTTTTGATTGTCGTTAGCAAAATAGATCACTTCTTGTCCATTTACTTTTAATGAGTATTTAAACCAATTTCCATACTGTCCAGTACCCTCGCTATCTAAACCAATAAATACTGCATCAACAACTTGTCCATTGGTTAGCTTTAATTGATCATTCATAATGACTCCTAATCACATTTACCGGATGAACATGAGTCATTGCCCCTTAGACTCTCATCGGGTAGGTTGTTTTTGGGCTTATAATTACCAGTTAGTATATCATATATCTGTACTAACAAGATAAATTCTTTGTATTCTTCTTCTGTTATTTCTGCATTAAGTGAATCTTTAGTTATTTGCATCCTTAAGTGTTTAATTAAAAATGTTGCTTGTTCTGAATTTAGTGTAGCTTTTTGCATAATATTAAACGAAGAGGGGGGGAAAGGAAGTAGAGTAGAATGAGATCCCCCCTCCACAACTAAAATAACTCCTTATATTCTTTTTCTAGAACAGAGCAAATCTTGTGCTTATGATTTTCTTGAAAAGTTCTCTTTTCTTGCATCATTAGGGAAAGTAAGGAAACACTGATCTTTATTTTTCTAGCTAACCAAGACTTGCTTCGTTCGATTTTTAATAATTCATTTGATAATTTTTGATATTTCATACAATAAGAATAATCATTGCACGAATTAATGTCAAGAGTTCATTTACTAACCTTGACCTCTTTTTTTCTTTTTGTAGTATTTTTTAGATATTTTACTACCGAATTTGGTATTATTGCTCATACCTTGCCTAGTCTTCTTTTTCTTTTTCTTTTTTATTCTTTCTTGCTTTTTAAATACTGCTCTTCTCATTATAGCTCTTCTTCAATAATAAATGATATAGAGTATGCTCCAGATGCTATTTGTTGAAACTTTAGATCATCTTTTACGAATCGTACAGTAAAGTGATCTGTTCCTAGCGTTCCAGAAAAATCATTATCTTCACTAAATAAGAATGTATCATAAGTTCCATCCACTGCATCGTGTAAGTTTTGTATTTTTGTTCTGTCTGCTTCAGTTAAATAACTGTATTTCAAACCCCAGGACTTTCTCAAATCATGTTTTTTTACTGAATATTTTTTTCCACTATATGATTTATTAACAACAACATCATAGTTTCTGCCATAATTAATATTTACATCCACATTTGTAGATGGAGTATAGCTAGTAGATGCTTTTTTAAACCCTGCTTGTGTTATAGCCATTATATTTCCCTCATTTGTATTTTTGTAGATCCAATAGTTCTTGCTACAGATGTAGTAAAGAATTTTTTACCATTAAAAGATGCTCCAAAAGGTGCAGCTATTTGATTTGTATGACTCATAGCTATAACATCTCCAACATCTATATCAAAGTGTGATGGATTTACAATTTCTGTTTCTATTAAAATTTTAGGCACTCCTTGCAAAGAGTTATAATAATTTGCATACCCATCATTTTTGTTACCTGCCCCCATATTTGTACTAGCAATAGTCTTGCCCTCTAAACCATTCACAATGTTCCCATTTAATATTTCTAAATCTTCTGTTATAACATTTTCATCACTTTGTACATTGTATGCAGTTCTTGGGTTGTTTGTGGTATCAGTACATTCTACTTCAAACAATAACTCATCATTTATTGGATTTTTTTGATGCTTTATAACTCTTTTTGTTTTTAATGAGTCAAAATCAGTTATAGATATTTTTGTATTTTTTAAATCATCTTTAGTTAAAGTTTTAGATACAGAACTAGAATTAGAAATAAATATATATTGAGCAGCATTATCACTTGCTCTAAACCTAAAAATAAAACCCCCCTCTTTTTGACATTGATTTAATATGTCTATCAAGTTTTTTTCTTCATTTAAATAATAATAAATATTCCACCCACTTCTCGCTGTGTTTAAATCAGAATAATTCTCTGGAGCAGATGTAATTCCGGCAAATCTATATATTAAATCTCTGTGCATTTGTGCTATATTTGTCACGCTTGTTCCCGATGCCCAAGATTGATCTAGTCCATCTGATGGAGTATAAAGTTTATCAATACTTTTAACTGCATTAGAATCAATTAAGTTTTGTATATCTTTATCAGAGTCAGTAGCGTCTATTTCTGCATTTACTTCAATATACATATCAAACACCTTTACAGTAAGACCGTGTGTGTCTCCACTACCATTTGCAATGTCTCCAGATGAAATAGCTGTAAATATTATTGATATATTTTCTGGAACTCTTGATGTTGTACTTGAAAAATTACTTGTACTAAGTAGGTCTATAGTAATATCACTTGCACTGCCCATCACTGCTGTTTGATCTGATCCAGTAACACTTTCACTGCCAACTCCATTAATATATGCTTTATATCTAAATATTAAAGACTCATCCCCCCCACTTGGCTCATCAAAGGCAGTTATTTGATATTTAAATTTTAATTGGCATTTTTTTATAGAATGCTCTTCTCTTGGTAGGTCTTTAAGTACAAAAGAAGATGTAACTGTAAAGTCATCAGATGCACTATGTGTTAGTGTTGCAAATGTTGTGTCACTTGTATCATAAGCATTTGTAATATTACTTGTAGTGCTAAAAGCAGAAGATGTTTCTACTGTTTGAGGTCTTATATAATATCCTCTTTTTAAATTTAAAGGAGCAGATAGAATTGGTTTGTTATTATTTTCTTCCCCCTCATATAAATTTGTAGAATTTTCTGAGCTATATACATTATCATCTAATAGTAAAGGGCAAAATAAAGGAAAACCATTACTATCAAACATATCTTTAATTGGGTAATGTAATTTCCCATCATCTATCCCTGATGCTATTGCAACTGAATATACATCTGCGTGATCTGCGTGGGATGCCAAAGTAGTTCCTGCATAAGCTCTAACTACTGTTATTGAAACAAATGTAGATGGAATAAATACTGAGCTTAATATAAGCATTTTTTCACTATCAATTTGTAATACTTTCCCAGGAGAAAAAGCTGCTGGTATGCTACTATTAATTATCTGAAAATTATTATCAGTTATATCTGCTGTTAATGCTTGGCTACCTTGTCCGTCTGCATTAAAATTAGTGTCAGTAGCACTTCCTAAGCTAAATGATTGGAATGCTAAACAATTAAATTGTTCATTGTTTAAACTATCAACTTGCAAAGGAAAACATCTTGCACTGTCAATAAATCCAGGATTATCTATAGTTGATATTTCAGATGTACCAGATCCATAAACTAATGGAAAAAACTTACCTGCCTTGCTAGTAAATGTAGGAACTTTTAAAAAATCTATAGGTGTTTTAGCTGTTATGGTTAGAGTAACTGTTTCGTCATTGTTTATAGAAGCAGATTTTAGTCTTCCAGTATAAATAAGAGTATCTGATGAAGAATTAATTCTTGATTTAATAGTAACATCTCTATTAATGTAGTGAGCGCTCCCCCCAAATATCTCTGCAGATAATTTAGGATCTCCACTAATATTGTTGATTGTATTATTTTGACAAGTTAGTGTGACATTACTGACAGTTGATTTTGATTCTGATAAGTCAATTTTTTCTCTTATAGTAGGTCTATTTATTATATAGCCATGATAGCCACTTGAATCAGTATTTCCAAATTCTTTAGTAGCTAGTCTAATATACCCAGATGCACTATTGGATATTTCTACGATGTAGTGTTCGTCTAATGCCATTATGCAAGATTTCTCCTAATTGATCTGTCAATCTCTGGTAGAAGACTGTCCCTTACAAATTCTTCTGTTCCAATTATATTGCCCATAATATTAACAGTAACTCCACTACTTTGAGGACCATCAAAATTTGGACTGCTTAGGGGAGTGATGTCTACACGCTCTGCACCCCCAGGATTATCTCCAACTATAATTTGTTGTGGTCCATCAGTAACAAAAGATCCTCCACGAGCAAATGCAGGTGGTTTTTGTGCAGCAATAAGACCGGATTGAATAGCAGATGATATTTTTAAACCAGTTATGAGCCTAGCTGCTCTTGCGCCAGCTTTTAAATCTCCAGCTGCTATCAACGGTGCAACTGCTGCTTCAATATCAAATATAGCCCTATTTAGTGTCATAAATACTTGCGCTATTTGCATCATTTGTTGCGCTCTAAAAGCCATTTCTTGTTGAGCAGAGAACTTGTCTTTAATATCATTTTCCATATTCTGACGCTCTTCAGTAGATGCTTTTCTAAACTTATCAGTTTTCTTTAATGCTTTAAGTTCTTGATCCATATTGGATTTAATAACAGATGAAAACGCTTTTTGAATCTCAGAGAACATTTGCATCCAACTATCTTGCACCATAAGATGAAATGATCGAGTTTGCTCTTTTAAGAGTTCTGCTCTTTCATTATCATCTTCAACATTATCATCTTTCATCTTATTTATTTTGTCTTCTGATTCTTGTATGATTTCTTGTCTTTTCTTTTGGAAGTTTTCTTCTATTTCAAGTTTAGCTGCAGCCCTCAACCCCTCATCAATAAGACTTAGATTTCCTATTGCCAACATTTCTTTTCTATTTAATTCTTGTAATTTTAAATTTTTATTAGACAAATTTTTTCTAATTTCAGACATTTGTTCTTCACTACCTCTAAAAACATCAAATTCTTCATTTTTAAGGTCTATTATTGTTTGTCCTTGTGCAGCTCTTTTTATAAGGTTTTCTTCTTGAAGTCTTTCTAATGAAACTTCAAATTTTTCTCTACTTTTTTCTATATCTGCTAATTCTTTAAGCTCTTCTTTTCTTTTAACTATAAGTCTTATTAGTCGCATTTCTTTTGCGCTTAAATCTCTTCCTAACTTAACAGATAACTTTTCTGCTTCAGATGTAGCGTTTAGTGTATCTAGTTGTTTTTGCATTTCTACTACATTTTTAGCAATATCTTCGTTTAGTTGATCAATAGTTTTTGAATCTCTAACTTTTTCTAGCTCTGCAAGGTATTCTTCTACTGATTTAGTTGTAACTTCAGTTTGTTCTTCTTGTAGTTCCATCAACTGCTTATAAGTAGTAACACCTACTGCAAGAGAAGCAAGAGCTGCAGCTACAAATATATAAGGATTTGCAGATATTGCTGCATTCAATGCTACTACTGCCGGAGCTGCTGCATAACAAGCTGCTGCTAAACCACTCACTCCAAACCCGGCTGCTGCTGCAGCTGTTGCCATAGTGGTAAAGACTGCTGCTATTTTAAGTGCTATAAAGGTAGCAATCGCAATACCTAAAAGCTTTACTGCACCAGTAAGCATAATAATTTGTTCTGCTTGAATAGAGTTAAAAAAGTCAGTCATAACTTTTACAAGTTTTCTAAATGATGGGGCTAATTCTTCTCCAACCCTAGCTCTAAACCTAAACACTGCATCTTCTAAATTTGATACAGATTGATTTATAGTACCCTCTAAGTTACTGATACCATTAGCTATAGATCCATCTTTGTCAGTGAATGCTTTAATCATAGCTATTTGGAAGTCTTCTAAGCTATCTAACTCCAGATTCTCTAATTCTGCAAAATCACGAATTAATTTTAGAATACCTTTTTCTCTAAATACGTCTGCAGCGCCTTGCCCCCCGGCAAATGCTCTACCAAAAGCAGAGGCAGCATAAGGTATGCTTTCCCCCATAAAAGCTGCTACATTAGCCAATGTAGGGATCAGAGCCTCAGCATCTGCTCCAAATGCTTCTAAAGCCACACCCCCCTCAACAACTTCTTGTACTGTAAATGGAGTGGTTGCAGCAATGTCCATAAAACCTGCCATTTGAGCTTTAGCAGTTTCTGCGCTACCAGATAATGATTTAAGCCTAGCTTCAAATGTTTCTAATTGAGCAGTAGCTTTTACAAAGCCACCAATAGTTCTTCTTAATCCCTCTGTTGCAAATGCTACTAGAAGTAAATTATTTCTAACTTGCCCTAATGATCTTCTTAATCCCTCTGTTTCTAAACGAAGTCTTCCTACGTGTTTTTTGCCTTTCTCGCCAACTTGTTTAAAGCCAACTTCAATGTCTTTTAAGGCTTTTTTTGCTTTCGCAGCATCCTTTACGTCTATTTGAATTATTAGTTTTTCAGCTGTTGTTCCCATAGTCTTTTTTTGATTTATATATTTCGCATTGTGTTTGCTCTCTATCTATTGTTCGAAAGATGACTAAACGGTCATTTTCTTCGTTATGTAGATCGTTTGTTAAAGGAATATTAAATGATTTTATATAATAGTATTCTTCTATATATCCTAGAATGTCATAATCATAAAAAAATGCAGGATTGCAAAAATGTGGTAAATATACAAATAGATTATTCCCAGGAGTAAATTTGTTTGTTGGATCCATATCGTATATGCGATCAACTTCTTTCCATATTTCCTCTATATTATATAGTATTTTTTTACCTAATGTAGGAGAGTATGAATAATAACAATCGTTGTTGTTATCTAATATAGGAAAAGTAGAATCTGGATAGCCAAAGTAGTTAAACCAAGTAACTATTCTGACTTTTTGGTCTTTTTTTTACTACTGTTTTTATAGTGTTGGTAAATTTCAGAGCCGACATCATCGATTTCATTGTCATCTAACCCCTCTAATTTTTGTTCTGGAGTTAGCAATGCTTTCTTTAAAACCCAATCAATCAATTCAACATACTTACCAAAGTCCATATCTCCACCAATGTTGGCAGCGTCTATTTCTAGTTTGTGTAATTGTCTTCTTTCTGAAAAGGTTAGTGGCTTGATCTCAAATTCGCCGTGTTTAGTTTTTACTTTAATTAATTGCATAGGTAATAATAACTATTCTTCAAACTAATAACAACTATATTTTAATTGATACTGCTGCTTTATCATGCGCACTTGCAGATGGATCTGCAACACCTTTTAATGAAACATCAACCATCATAGCAGCAGATTCATTAAATGAGAAGTTAGTAATGATTGCAGAAGCAATTTCAAAAGAAAACTTATCATCAGTACAACTTTCTATAGCTGCATTATCTCCAATAGTTGTTAATAATCCTGCAGCAGATTGTGCGCCACCAAACTGACTATCTAATTCTAATGAGTTACCATCGTATTTCATTGTAATATCACTATTAACACTTATTTCTGGTATTGCTCTAGAAACTATTTCAAAGTCATTACCAGAAAACCCATGAAAGTTAGCCGGATTTTCAATAGATAATGAGACAGACTGGATTAAGTTATCATCAGTATTAGCGACTTTTCTTATAGTTGAATCTCCTAATGAGTAATAATTAGCAGTATAATCTGTTGTTAAAGCTGCAGTAGCATCAAAGTTTGCACTTTTACCAGACTGCATTGTTGCTTCAAATTTATATCTACCAGCTTCTTCCCCCATATCTGCAGAAAGAGTTAATCCTGTAAATACCATTCCTGGAATTGTTATTGACTTACCAGAAGTAGGAGAAATTACTGCTACTGTATAAGTAAAAGCTCTATCCCCACTTGTAGTTCCATAAACAATTTCTCCTGGAGAGTAAGTGTCTAGAATTTGAAATAATTCATTTGCTCCACCTGAATCGGAAGTAGCACTACCAATTACACCCTCAATAAGGTATGGTGCTATTTGAGTATCTAATACTCCTGAAAAACTAATTTCTTTTACTGTTTGTGCTTTTGATAAAAACACATGTATATCTTGTGCAACTCTACCAGAATGATT